AGGCAGCCTACCAGGCTAACCTAGACCGCATAGCTAAAGAAGACGCGCAAGACGCACTAGGCCGCGAGATAATGGCCGAGGGCCGCGATAAAGAGCTAGAAGATTTAATAGCTAGTTATGACGCTAAGTATTTAGTAGCTGAGGGTAACGCCGAACTAGAGGCAGCGCTTACCGAAAGCCTACGTAGTAAAATAAAAGGCATAAATGATAAATATGATAAAGCCGAAATAGACGCGACTAAAGAGGCCGAGGCTAAAAAGCTACAGGCTAAAGTGGACGCTATCCAGGGAGGCCTTAAAATGGCAGGCCAGGCTGTAGATATTTTAATGTCTCTAAATGAGGCTACAGCTAAAGGCGACAAAGCCAGCGCTAAGCGTGCTTTTGACCGTAACAAAAAACTACAGAAAGCGCAGGCAGTTATTAACATGGCTAGCGGTATAGTTTCGGCTTTTGGAGCTCCGGATAACGTAACTATGGTACAAAAAATAGCCAGCGCTGCCGTAGTAGCTGCCTCTGGCGTAGCTAACCTGGTTAAAATTAACAAGGCTACTTTTGACGGTGGCGGCGACACTAACCCGGCTAGCCCCGGAGGCGGTAGTACACCGTCTACAGCTTTAAGCGGTAGTAACGCTACACCTAGCACACCTAGCGCTTTAAATTTAGGCTTTTTAAATAACGCCACAACTGGAGCGCAACCTATACAGACTTACGTACTAGCTGGTAATGTAGCTAGCAGCTTACATGCACGTCAGCAGATCGAAAACCAGGCAAGATTAGATAAATAATAAATACATGGATAAAGTAAAAGTAATAGAGCTAGGCATAGACGAAACAGACGACGGTAACGGCGTTTACGCTATGAGCTTAGTAGAGTACCCCGCTATAGAGGTAGATTTTGTAGCCTTAGCTAAGGCCGACAAAAAACAGGTAAAATTTAACGTACAAAAGTTAGACGGAGTACGCATGCTATACGGCCCGGTACTTATACCGGAACAGCTTATATACCGCGTAGACGAAAATACAAACGCCGAGTATTACGTAAAGTATAGCGCCGAAACAGTAAAAGCTGCCGCGCACCGCTATATAATGCGTAATATGCACCATAACGTAAACGTAGAGCATAGCGTACCGGTAGCTAACGTAGTTACTGTAGAAAGCTGGCTACAACTAGACGAAAATAACGACAAAAGCGTAGCGTTAGGCTTTAATACGCCGGCCGGTACCTGGTACATAGGCCAGCGCGTTACAGATCCCCAGCTAATAGAGCAAATAGACGCCGGTACATTTAAGGGCTTTAGCCTAGAGGGCTTTTTTGTTCCTATGTATGCAGAGTACGTTAGCGCTTTAGAGGTAGAGGCTACGCTTGACGAGATGACTAAACTACTAGAGGGCTTAGATAATGTTTAAAAGAGCCCTAAAAAAGCTACTAGGCAGAGGCGACGAGGTAAGCGCTAAGCGTTTTAGCGCTATACTTTGCCTACTTACTATAATAGTACTAGCCTTTATAGCGACATTTAACGACCCGGCTAAAATATGCCCGCCGTTTATGTATGACGCGCTTAGCTTAATAGCTGGTAGCGGGCTAGGTTTAACCGTTATAGAGAAAATTTTTACTAAAAGTGAAAAAACAGAGGGATAAAAGCTACTAACTATTATAACCATTTTAAAGCATGGACAGCAAAACTAAAAAAGTACTGGAAATTATCCAGCGTTACGCTCCAAAATTAGCGCAGCATGGCGTTAAATTGAGCGCCGAAGAGCAGGAACAGCGCGAGCTGGAAGCTATGGCGTTAATGAGCGAGGCCGTACTAGATAACGGTAATAAAATTTATACCCCTGCGTCCGAATTTGCAGAGGGCGCCGAAGTATTTACCATGGACGAAAACGGAAACACGCAGCCCCTAGCGGACGGCGAGTATATGGTAGCAGACGGTACTACTATTACAGTAGTAGAGGGTAAAATATCTAGCATGGTTAAGGCCGAAGAGCAACCAGAGGCCGAAGTAGAAGTAGAAGTAGAGCAGGCTAACGAAGAGGTAGCAGCTAATAACGTAACTAAAGAGTACGTAGACGAGCTGGTAGCCGGTATCGTAGCTAAGTTTAACAGCGAAACAGAGCAGAAACAGGCTACTATTGAAGCGTTAACTAAAGAGCTTAACGACATGAAAGCTAAGTATAACCAACTTAGCAAACAAGCGGCAGTAACTAGCGTAAAACAAGCTAGAACACCACAACCTATTAAAGCATTAGGCGAGTATAAGACAGCGCAGGAGCGCGTTAATGCTATGCTTTTTAACAGATAATAAACTAAATAACATTTAAAAAAATGGCTTCAGATTTAAATTTAATTACTAATAGCTACGCTGGTGAGTTCGCTCTACCATACGTAAGCGCCGCAGTTTTGAGCGCTGATACAGTAGCTAAAAATTACGTAACCATTCACCAAAATGTCAAAGACAAGGCGGTAATTGGTAAAATTGACATTACCGACATTTTGCAGGCTGACAGCTGCGACTTTACGCCAGGCGTAAGCACAGTAGACGCTGACGAGGCAGTACTCACTGTTTCGGACATGAAAGTAAATATAGCTTTGTGCAAAACTGAGCACGCTAAAATGTGGCAAAGCCAAACCATGGGAGCCGGAGCTATTAACGAGGTATTGCCTCCAACGTTCCAGGAGTATTTCATGGCTTTAGTTTCTGGCAAAAGTTCCGAAGCTATCGAGCAAACGATCTGGAAAGGTAACTTTAATAGCAACGTAGGCGGAGCTTTGACTTGGACACGTTTCGACGGTTTCCTAAAGAAAATTGCAGACGCTAAAGGCGCACCAGATTACAACATTGCCGGCGCTTTGACTGTTTCTAATATCATGACTGAAATAGACGCAGTTTTAGCTACTTTGCCTAGCGCATTGGTAGGCGACCCTAGCGTAAAGTGTTATATGTCTCGTAGAACTTACCAGATCTACAAGCAAAAGTTAATGACTGCATATAACGTATTGGTACCCTCTGGCGACGCTAACCTAGCTAGCGTTTACGGTTACGAGGTTTACGTATGTCCTGGTTTCCCCGAAAACGTTATCATGTTCGCCAACCCTGCAAACTTGCATTTTGGTACTGATTTGTTAACTGACTTTAGCGAGGTAGTTTTGGTAGACCAGAAACTAGTTAATACTAGCGACTTTGTTAACATTGCTATGAAGTTGCGCGCTGGTACTGCTGTAGGTTACGCTGCCGAAATTGCAGTAGGTTACTAAGAAAAAACAATATTAAAAAGAGGGCTAAGGCTATAGGCCCTACCCTCTTTTTTTTTAACCATAAAAAAATATAAAGACATGGCTATAACTTGCCTTACCACCGCCGGCTTTCAACTTGACTGTAAAAAAGGGATCGGTGGCATTAAAGCTATCTACGTAACTAGCTTAGCTGCTTTTAGAGCTGGTACTAATACCGTAGACCCAACTAGCGAACAAATTACAGCTTTAGAGGCTACGCTAGACTGGTTTAAATTTGATTTGCCCAGATCTACCGGCAGCTTATCACAAACTGTAAGCGTAGAAAATAATAGCGTAGTATATACCCAGACGGTAGAAGTTACGTTCCCTTACATGACAGCCGAGCGCCGTAAGCAGCTCGAAATTATTGTAAGAGGCCGCCACGTTATGGTAGTCGAAGATAATAACGGTAACTACTGGCTGCTAGGTTATTCCGACGGCGTAGAAGTGACCGCACAGACTAGCCAAACTGGAACAGCTAAAAGCGACTTACAAGGATCTACTGTTACTTTCGTAGCAGAGGAGCCCTACAGTATGTACCGCTTAGCCGACGCGTTAGTAGCTAACGATTTCGACGGTACAATAAACGCCCCTAGTATTTAATTTTTTAGTACATTAGCGCTATGCTATACGTACTAACTAATACACCTAACCAGAGCGCCTACCTTACCCTAAAGGAGGGCGCTCTTATTTTAGGTACTAACTACACTAACTACTTACTAGTTTTAGTAAGTGAGCTAGGTAATAAAATTTATACAGTAGTACCGGCTGTAATGTCAGAAAGTGACCGCATTACACACCTAGTAATAGGTACCGATACTACAGACGAAATTAACGGCAGCACGTTAATAACTACTGCCGGGCGTTATACGTATTACGTATACGGACAAAATAGCGCCACTAACTTAGACCCAGCAGACGCTAGCGTAGTAGGACTAATAGAGCAGGGACTAGCTGAGGTAACTAATAGTAATAACCTTTATACTAGCCCTACGACTGGTATAAGCCAAGATATAGTTTATAATGGATAGTAAAAAGCCTACAGTACATAGCGTTAAAATGGCTAGGTACGTAAAGACGCAAGCCATAGAGGCCGAGACTAACGCCGGCTACGCTAAATACGGCTACAATAATTTATTCCCGCAATACTTACTAGATTTATACAGTAATTGCGCTATGCATGGCGCGCTCTGTAACAATATCGCGTTAATGATTGCCGGCAAAGGCTTAAAAAGCGATATAGCGGCCGTAGATAATGAAATAAAAAGGCTAGAGCTAAATAAAAATAATAGCGCTATAGCCTTAGATTTAAAAATACATGGCGCCTTTTATCTAGAGATTATCTACACCTTAGACCGCACCCGGATAGCTAAAGTAAATTACTTACCAGCTGAGACTATTAGACTAGCTGTAAGTAACGAAGACGACGAAATAACCGGCGTATATTACTCTAGAGACTGGAGCGACACGCGTAAGCGCAAAAATAAGCCGGAGTATATACCTATTTATAACCCGGAGTATAGTAATGAGCAGGCTAGACAGGTATACATGGTAGGACAGTTAACAGCTGGCAGCATGTACTACGCTAGACCCGATTACTACGCGAGCATAGACTGGATAGAGATAACTAGAAAGGTAACAGAATACCATTTAAATAACCTTAGCAACGGTCTATTTCCTAGCTTTCATATCGCATTTAAGGGCGGTATACCAGAGCCTAAAGACCAGCTAGCGCTTATAGATGATATAGAGGCTAACGTAAGCGGCACCGTTAACAGCGGTAAATTTTTCGCTACATTTAGCGAATCTACCGAGACAGCGCCAGAGATTACACCGTTCCCTATTACCGACGCGGATAAACAGTATAGCTACCTTAGCGAAGAGGCACGCCTACAGATCTTACTAGCGCACAGATTAACTAGCCCGCTTATAGTAGGTATACGTGAGCAGGGCGGAGGCCTAGGTAGTAATACCGACGAGCTAGCTAGCGCATTATATGTATTTACTAAACAGGTAATAGAGCCAGCGCAGCGCTTAATAACTGACGCTATAGAAGACATTTTAAGCTATAACAACATAGCCGGCGGCGTATATATTGAGCCTAACGACATTTTACCGCCTAAAGCTGTAACAGCTCCGGCCTCGGCACCAGCTCCAGCTGTAGCCCAGGTTAAACAAGCGGCTACATGTGAGCACGAAGACATTACCGACGCGCAGGGCGAAGTATGGCTAGAGCATTTAGAGACTATAGGCGAAATAATAGACCCCGAAGAGTACGAACTGGTAGACGAAAAAATAGTAGAAGACGTTAACGAAGAGAATAAACTAGTACAAGTACTGCAGTATAAAAAATACAGTAGCGGACTAGAAAAGCGCAGCGTAATGGACGCCGGGCTCTATAAAGTACGTTACTCGTATACTACTAGCTTAAGGCCTAATAGTCGTACATTTTGTAAAAAAATGGTAGCGTTAGCTCTAAAGGGCATAGTGTACCGCTGGGAAGATTTGAGCCTACAAAGCCCAGAAAATAACATGAGCAGTAACGGAGTAAATAGCCGCTTTTCTCGCGCTGGGCAAGCTGTCTATGATATCTTCCTTTTCAAAGGCGGCAAGCACTGTTTCCACGCTTTTAACCGTCAAATTTATAAGCGTAAACTGGCAAGCGGGCCGGGTAAAAAAGGCTTTTTACCAGACGAGCCAGAAAACTATAAAGAGATTAGTACTATTGAGGCTTTACGCTCCGGAGTACCACTAAAAGATATTAACGCGGGCTACGCTACGGCTAACACCCCTACAAGATTTTTAGAATAATGACTACAGAGACGCTACTAATAAACGAAAACTACATAAGAAAGTATACTAGCGTTAACGACGCGGTAGACGTTAATTTAATTAGGACGGCTATATACTTAGCGCAGGATAAATACCTAGAAAATTATCTAGGTACTAGGCTCGTAAAACGTTTAAAAACTGAGGTAACTAACCTAATAAATGACCCGGAGTATATTATACCAGAGGACTATTTAACTTTATTAGAAGATTACGTAGCTAAGGCGTTAGTATGGTGGGCAATGGTAGAGCTATACCCGGACTTAATGTATAAGCATGATAACGGCAATTTAGTAATGAAGCAAAGCGAAGACACGCAAACTATTAGCACCGGCCAGCTAGGCCAGTTAATGGAGCGCGCTAGAGGCTCTGCTAAGCATTATACTAAAATTTTAACTGACTACGTAACTATTAACGTAAGTAAGTACCCAGAGTACCACGAAAATATAAAACCAGATCAGCACCCTAGTAGACAGATTAGTACTAGTAATGGTTTAGTATTTAGTGGCACCGCTAACCGTCAAAAATGGACTATACAAAACCTAACAAAGCCCAGTTAATAACTAAGCGTAATAACTACGAGGCTAAGCTCGCAGCTTTTTATACTAAAAAAGTAGTAGAGCTAAAAAAACGAAGTAATGGTAAATAACAGCCAACACAGCGACGGCGCCATAGGCGTAATTTTGAGTACTACCGGCGCTATAGTTAGTAACTTAGATACAGTAGAGACGTCAGTAAGGATATTAGCCGGCTTAGTGGCCATAGTAGCCGGTATACTTTCGGCTATCTACTATACTAAGAAAATTAAAAACATGAAGTAATGAACTGGCAGGCCGAATTTAAACGCCTAGGCTATACCTGGGACGAAAATTTTAATATAATAGGCATACGCTCTAAAGATTATAAGCCTAATACTTTCTGCGATCTGTTACTAACCGTAACGCCAGATAGAATTAAAGTATATTATATAACAACTAGACCGGGCCGCCATTGGTTAGTTAATCTACTTAACCCTAAAGGCGCCGCT